GCTACGACCCGTTCGCAAATCAAGAATAGGCAGTCTATAAAATGAAGTACAAATCGTTACCAGTAGAATACAAAGCAGACGGCGAAGGCACGGTAGAGGCCTTTGTATCCGTCTTCGGCAATGTCGACAGCTACGGCGATCGCGTGATGTTAGGCGCCTTTGCGGATAGCATAACCGCAAAGCTACCAAAGATGGTATGGCAACACGATATAACGCGCCCAATCGGTAAGACGATAAGCGCGGAAGAGTTGCCCGCGGGCGACGGCCGTCTACCGGATAGCTTGAAAGACTACGGCGCGCTGTATGTAAAGGGCGTATTCAATCTCAACACGACAGATGGCAAAGACGCTTACGAGCATATCAAGTTTGGTAGCATCGACGAATATAGTTTCGGCTACGAAGAAGTAGAGACAACGCCGCTAGCAGACGGTACGAAAGAACTAAACAAAGTCAACATTATCGAATGGTCACCGGTTACGGTAGGGGCTAACCCTATGACTATGACAAGCAATGTAAAAGCAATGACGTTAGAAGAAAAGTTAGATGTAGCGGCTACGCTCATCGCGCAATCAGAACAGCATGCAAAAGCATACGCGGATATGCGTAGCAAAGCAGGCCGCGTTCTAAACAGCCGGATTCGCGGTATGATACTTTCACTTGCCGATCAATTGAAAGACGTATCTAAGAATCTATATCAGCTCCATTCGGAGACTGATCCAATTCCAAAAGCAGATAGCACAGAAATCAAAAAGAAACAACTCGCTATCATGCTACAACAGATTAACACAATGGAGATACAATGACTTGGGAAGAAATCCTAGCAGCATTGGACGCCGTACTAGCCGGTACGTTTGAAACACCGGAAGCAATGGCAGCCGAAGTTGCTACAATCCGCGAACAAATCGCCGCTCTCTTGGCAGAAGCTACAAGCGAAGACGCGAGCGTAGAAGAAGTATCGGCAGCCGCCGAAGTTGCAGCGAAGGCGCAAGCCAAGCTCGCTCGCATCATGAACGTAATCAATCAAAAGAAAGCTCTCAACGATATGAAGACAAAGAACGCTTCAGATCTTGACACGCTCAAAACAGCGGCTCCGGTCCCGTCCGGATTCGTAGTACCTGAAGGCGCAAAGATCACGGGCCAGCACTACCGCGGCAAAGCATTTCAACAGTTTGGCGGCGAAGCAGGCAAGGCAGCATACAAGGCAGGCCGTCAGGTAGCCGCGTACCTTGGCGATGCGTCATCCGCGCAATGGTGCAAGGAGAACGGCGTATCACTTGTTAAGACAATGAGCACAGGCAACAACACGCTCGGTGGTCTGACAGTTGTTGACGAACTCGATCAAGCTATCCTGTACTACCGCGAAGAGCGCGGCGTTGCACGTGGTATCATGGACGTCGTAACGATGAACAGCGAAACCCGTACCGTCAATCGCAACGTAGGCGGCACGACCGTATACGCACTTGGCGAAGGACAACAGTACACACCATCCGACGTTCAGTTCAGCGGCGTACAATTGACAGCTAAGAAGTTCGGCGCTCTCACGCAAAACACAATCGAGCTTGGTGATGATAGCTACGCTGCTATCGCAGAAGAAATTGCAAAGGACCACGGCTACGCGCACGCGGTGCAAGAGGACAAGGTTGCTTTCTTGGGTGACGGCACTTCGACATACAACGGTTTGGTCGGTGTCAACGAATCATTTAAGAAGCTCGTAACGGATGCAGGCGGTACATGGGCAACGGACGCTAACAAGGTATACGCAGCGGGCGTACAAGTTGCAACGGGCGCAACGCTTGCAAGCATCACTATCGGCGATATCATCAAGACGCAAGCCAAGGTTGCTACGTTTCCCGGCATGAACAACAAGTTCTATGTACCGTCGCAAGTATGGTACGGAACGATCGTTCCTCTGATTGCCGCAGCAAATGGCAACACAACAACGCAGATTGTAGACGGCGTAACACGTCAGTTCTTTAACGGCGTCGAAGTTGTATTTGTTGACGAACTTTACACGCCGCTTCTGACAGCAGAGAATAGCGCATTCGTACTTTTCTACGGCGATGCAGCGCAGGCCGGTTTGTTCGGCGATCGTCGTGGTCTTTCGATCACATCATCGCAGGAAGTCGGCTTCCTTACCGATACGCAGTATAACAAGTCAACGGCTCGTTATGGCGTCAATTGGTGGAACATCGGTAACGCATCAGCAACAGCCGCATCACGCACACGCGGCGCGCTTGCAGCACTTGTCACAAAGAACGCCTAAGGAGAACTGATAATGAATAACCTACAAAACGTAAAGGTCGTGAACGTAACGCCGCCGGCGGCAATCAAGGATAACGCCTCGTTTGCTACGCTAACGATCGACACATTCGGCTTCAACAAGGTAGCAATCTACTTTGCACTTGGAGCAACTGACATTGCAATGACCGCTCTCAAGGTGCAAGAGTCTGACGACTCCGGCATGAGCGGAGCGGCTGATATTACAGGCGCTGTATATGGTGCGAGCGGTTATGCTGCATTGCCAACGGCTGACGATGATAACAAGGTATTTGCGTTCTTCATTGATCTCAAGGGACGCAAGCGTTATCTCGACGTTGTTGCAACTGCGGGCGATGGATCGACAGGTACCTTTGGTGCTTGCACGGCTCATCTCTACAATGGCAACGTAACAACTGACGATGCTACCGAACGTGGCCTCGCTGCTAATCTGATCGTCTAACGATGACATGACTACGGGGGCTTTGGCCCTCGTGGTGATCTCATCAAAAGGTAGAGATGATAACGCTATCAAATACAGGTGCTCGCGTAGATTTGCAACTCCGCAAAGGGGCTGCATTCGCACGGACGTTGACATACAAAGTAAACGGGGCTACGACCAATATTAGCGGCTATACCTTTGCGGCTCAAATCCGCACGGTATCGGGCACGCTTGCGGCTACGTTTACAACATCAATTGTTAACGCGGCTACCGGTACTTTTTCTATCGGGCTTACTAGCTCAGAGACTGCGGGATTATCTACAACGACCGAGTATAAATGGGACTTGGAAGTAACAATTAGCGGCGTTGTTAGCGAGCTATTGCGCGGCGATGTTACAATCTATGAAGAGGTAACGCAGTGAGCGTTAGCGTTGTAAACGTTAGGCAGGATACATTGACCGTAGATGTGAAGCAAACACAGCCAACGGTAAACATTCTAACCAATGATATAACGCTAGACATTGCAAGCGGCGGAATTGTCCCTGCGGCGATTGATACGTCTCTGGTAGCATCTACTAGCATCTCCGCATTGCGATGCATCACAACCGATTCTAGCGGCCTTGCAAAGTACGCTACGCCGGACTCGCTTGCCAATGCGGTAGTAATCGGGATTAGCACAACGGCAGCTAACACAGGCGAGAACATCACAATCAAAACAAGCGGACAGATTACAGACGCTTCGTGGAACTGGACAAAGGGTGCTATCTATTTAGGGGCTAACGGCTCGCTAACACAAACCGCTCCGACAGGTGGTAGCATCATCGTTCACGTGGCAAAAGCAATTACAGCTACAACACTAATCATCGACATAGACACAATCATTCAAACGGTGTAAACAATGGCAGACAAGTACATAAAAAATAATAGCGGGCAGCTCGCAGAAGTCGAAGCTACCGTATCATCCACAGGCGCATCGCAAGCTGGCAAGATTGTAGCTCTTGACGGAGGTGGTAAGCTGGATAATTCAGTATTGCCTTCAGGGATTGGCGCTACTGTAAAGGTTGCAGCTACCAGCGAAAACTTGAGCGCGGGCAATCTTGTGAACTTATGGAATGACAGCGGAACAGTTAAGGCACGCAAGGCAGACGCAAGTAACGGACGCCGTGCACACGGCTTTGTTATCGCATCTACAACAAGCCCTGCAAATGCGACTGTGTACCTTGATGGTACAATTACAGGGCTTACTTCGTTGACACCGGGCGCTCCTTATTATTTGAGCGGTTCGAGCGCAGGCGATATTGTTTCAACTGCCCCTAGCACTTCGGGCTATATCTCGCAGGAAGTCGGAATCGCTCTGTCAGCAACCGAGATCAACTTTGAAGAACAGCAACCTATTACGCTTGCCTAATGGCTAATCTACGACCGATAACAACCAGCGGCAATCTGTCGGAGTTCTCAAGCTCTGACAGTTTGGTATTTGGTGCGTCTATTGTGTTGGCAGAACAGGGCAGCAGCCCGAGCACACCGGCTTCTGGGTTGGCCTTGATGTATGTCAAGTCAGACGGCAATCTGTATTTCAAGAACGATGCAGGCACGGAAACACAGCTTAACTAATGGCAGATAAAAGACCCATAACAACACCGGCTGCACTCGCAGAGCTAACGAATAATGATAGCTTGATTGCGGGTGCATCTGCCGTATTATCCGAGCAGGGCAGTTCACCAGCTACGCCTGCCTCTGGGTATGGCATAGTCTACGCAAAGACAGACGGTAAGCTGTACTTCAAGAACGATGCAGGAACCGAGACCGACCTAACGGCTGGAGGTGGTGGAACAGATCCAGTTATCCGCGAATACACAGCTAACGACACATGGACGAAGCCCACGGCGGCTAACTTCTGGGGAGTGTTGGTACTGTGTGTAGGTGCTGGGGGTGGTGGTGGTAGTGGGAGGCGTGGGGCTGCATCATCTGTAAGAGGTTCTGGTGGAGGTGGTAGTGGCGCTGCTTATGCTTACCGCATTATGCGAGCTGCTACTTTAACAAACTCAAGCTATTCAATAACAATCGGTAGCGGGGGTGCTGGTGGTGTTGCACGAACAACTGATGATACTAACGGATTACCCGGAGCTAATGGAGGAGCTACTACATTTGGCTCTCTTGTATCTGCCAGATTTGGGTTAGGTGGTTTTTCAGGTTCAACTGGGACATCAACGGGTTCGACAGTAGGCGGGAATTTGGGTAATTGTACGCCGGCATTCGGCCCATATGCCGCAACAGGTGGGCAAGGTGGTTCGGGCAACGCCGCGTCTAATGGAGGCGTTCCCGGCGCAGGTTTGAACGGAACAGGCGCGGCAGGCGGTGGAGGCGGTGGTGGGATTGATGCTTCAAATAATGTTCGTAATGGCGGCATAGGCGGCGCCATATATGACGCGGGGACGGCGAGTGCTAATCCCGCCGCGGGAACAACGACAGGTAACCGCAATGGGGCCAATGGTTCAGATATAGCAAATAATATCTTATTCGATATTAACAACTCAACAACCGCAGCAATGGGTACTGGTGGCGGCGGCGGTGCTGCAGGCGATACCGCAGGCACTATTGCAGGCGGCAATGGCGGTAACGGCGGTAAGGGTGCGGGCGGTGGTGGTGGTGGTGCGAGCACCAACGGGGCTAACTCAGGCGCAGGTGGGGACGGCGGCGGTGGGCTTTGTTTTGTAGTGGAGTATTACGGAGCATAACGATGGAATCGAAACGGTACGCAATGGTGAAGGATAATGTTGTTTACAATACGTGTCTTTGGGATGGCAACGTAAATACATGGCAGCCACCCGACGACGGTACGCTTATGATCGAAAACGACTGGGCCGGCATCGGTGATTGGTGGGAGGAATCGGAGTCCCGTTTCTATCGTGCCATCCCTAACAACGACGACGCAACGGAGTCACAAGAATGACAATCGAAATGCTATTCGGTGTTATCATGAGCACCATGCTCGCTATCATCGGCTTCTGGGTTAAGTCTCTCGTAAACGATTTTAGAGACACGCGCGACAACGTGATAGCCATGCACGAAGTGATGAGCAACACGACGCAAGAAATAATAAGTCTCAAGAAATCTGATGAGCTAATTACACAGCGCATCGTTGAAATCATCGAGCGGCTCGTAAGGTTGGAAGAGCGGACGAACGTACAACC